TCCATAGTTATTATAAAGAGCAGAATTATATGATTGAAATTGTAAATTTTTTCCCGGATCATTGAAAACATCCCCCGGAATAGGATTGCCATCATCGGTTTTATAAAAGTTACTCATTTCTTTTCTAGCATCAAATACAATTTCTGTCATCTTCTTAGTGAACATATCATATCCTCTTATTGTATTTCCATAATATCCACTATCTTGCCCGTCTAGTATATCTAAAAGTTTTGGTACTACCATTTCTTCAATTCTAGTACAATCAGAAGGTAACGGGTTGCCGGTTTTTTGAGGATTAAATCTAGGGATAGTATCAGCAACCAACTCATAAACATATTCATCAAACACACCTTGAGATTTTTGGTGTGCAATTAGGGCTTCTAAACTTGTAAAATAGAATCCTTTATTTGATTCATAGAAAATAAAGTCTCCTTCTGCAACAGAATTTCCTTTGGCCCTTGTTCCTATAAAAGCTAAATTTTTCATAGGCGACCAATAACAAGAGGTATATTTTATCTCACTTGCATGGGGAGTGTCCATAATAACTATTCCAGTTTTTCTTTCGCTATCTATTCTTCTAGGAGTTTGTATCATTTTAAAAATTTGTCTAACTATATCAACGGTATTCCCCTCAAATGTTTTTGATACAGCAATCGCATTGTCTAAATATGTTTCTTTTGAAATAAAATTTAAAGAATAATATTGGCCTCTGTCATTATTTAATGTTTTATTTGTAATAGAATATACTTGAAATGTCTTTTCTATAGTGTTGATTGGATGATCTTCTAATGTAGGAGTTCTTAGTTTAAGTGTAATAAGCTCAGTTCCCAACATAGGCAATTCTGTTATGAGATTGATAGAATCTGCTAGCAAAATAGACCCATGTAATGTAGGAGAAAATATGTCCTCATACAAATTTATTTCTATCATTAAATTTGATATGTCAATAGAATCAGGATTAGCAGCAGAAGTTATATAAATTTCTTCTACTACTACTTCTCCCGCATACTGTAGAGATTCCTCTTCCACTAGGCACCCACAAGAGTTTTATATGATTTTACAAAGTCTTTAAGGTAAATGGGTTTCAATATCAAAATCATTCTTTTCTGTTCATTTAACTCAAACTCATATTCATAGTTAGTTACAGGTTCAATGTCTGTTCTTGATGGATCTAGATCTACAACCAAACGATCTCCAGTAGTTTCTCTGTAATGATGAATCTTTGTACCGGTTGAATCATTATATTTTTCTCGCACTAAAGGTAAAAGTTCTGAATTAGGAATCGGCCACTCTGCGTAAGGATCCACTATTTCATTGATAAGAAAAAATATCCAATGATATCTTGTGTTACCATATAGCTTGTGTGATAAAATATCAGGCGTTTCACCGTCTTTTATCATATAAGAATTTAAGGTAGTTTTATTTACCTTTGGTCCGCGTGTAGTAACTCTATTAAAAATATCCTTTACATTTCTATGAGTATCGAAAAAAGGATAATTGATGTTTTTAATTGCTTTAAAATACATTAGAAGCTATCCTTATAATCTTGAGTGATACGGTCATTAGTAAGAATTTCTGTTTCAGCAAATTGTAATTCCAAATTAATGAATGCTGGAGCACCACCGGTTCCTTGGATTGTAACAAAATCAGCATTACCATATGTGACTTTCATGTTTTCTAACACACAGGAACCTATTTTACTTAACCAAGTGTTTCTATTAGACTGAGTAAAACCAGCATCAGCGGCAGCTGCCATTTGTTCCTCAGAATTAAATCTATATTCAATTTGAAACTCTGCAGGATATGCTAAGAACAATCTGTCTTTAGTTCTTTCTGGGTGCATATGATATTTAAACAGTTGTATAATTTGCATTATGTTTTCCATTTCGTTTGCATTTTTAGGAGCAAATTGATACTGAAATGAATGACGCCTAAATTCCATATTCTTAAAAAGCTGTTCCCTATATGGATTTGATACTTTCTTTGATGTGGCTTCAATAGCTGCTCCAACATTCATGTTGACACCTAAACTTTGCGGAAGACTTGCTGCCGCTGATATTGCACCCCTAGCTAGGTATTCTGCAGCACTGCCGCCGTTTCGCATCAGGGTTGTTAAACTACCTTCTTGTCCGGCGAGCGCGCCTATAGCACCAACATCCTCTTGATCGTATGAGGCACTATATCCCGCAACAGGAGGTGTTTGTGTAACCAACTCAATAGCTGAAAGCAGTCTAACTTGTTCTGTTACATTTGCCACTGCGTTACCCAAAATTCCCCCCGCAAAGCCAAGAACTACTTTTTCAGCGAATTTTACACCGGCTGATTTAGGGTCACCTTCAAGTACCGAATCTAGCATCTGGCCTGCGCCTACAGCTGTTGTTACAAAGGAGGCTCCTGCCAGAATGTCGTTATACTGCTCTTCTTTTATTCTGTTTTGTCCGGTTCTTTCTGCACTCAGTTGACTCTGTGCAGCTGCGAGGGCCGAATCAGCGTTTGCTTGGGCAGCAGCGGATGCTTTTGCACCTACAGCAGTATTTGTGCGAGCGTTAATAAAAAATATTACACTATGAGGATACTTAGCCGCGCCATCAACATTTGAATGAAGGTCACTAGGATAATGATAGACTTTAGGAGATTCAGCTACAGTTACGCCGCCGGTTGCTATTTCTTCGACCGCGGAGATTCCGTTTTCAGCGTTTTCCGGCTCCGGTGGTCTACTCCCTCCCGATTGTCCTGAGAGTCGTCCCATTTGTCCTCCGGCCATATTTAGCTCCTGTTATATAGTGGGGTTATTGTCCTCACTATTTATAACACGACCTTCAGAGTCTCTGGTAATTTTTGACCACTTTCCCATAGGACATTCGGCAAAGTCTAATCTTACTTTCGCCGGCATGAAGCACCCACATTTTTTACATATTTCTACTAAGGGCACTAACTCAGGACATTCTTTACATATCCATGCTCTGGCTTCATGTTCTTTCTTCATTTTTTAGGTCCTTGCGGAATTTGTGCTGGATGTGGATTGTTTGATACTTTATCAACATCACCTCTACCTGAAGCTAACGGCCTATACATTTCTCGCATTTCCAACGCCTTATCAAAATATTTTTTGATTCTTTCTTCAGGATTATCATTAAAAGGAAATGCAAGTCCTGTCCATTCACACGCCAATATATTTTTAAACTTTTGAATAGCTGCCTCTTTACCTTCACGTTTTTGTGTAACAGTAAGTATTCTTGTAAAGGGTTGATACACACCGGAACTTTCAGCTGAGAATTTTGAAATATTATATATTGATTTTCCTAGCACAGCACCTACAATAAGCATTTCAGAAGCAGTTGTACTGTATACAGTCTTACAATTTTTTAGAAGATCCATGCCTGAAATATCTCTCCACAACACTTTATGCCAGCCTGCTTTCATGGCTATTTGCCTTAAAACCTCATACTCTGTTAAAGGGTGTGGCTTAATGACAACATCATCTTCTTCCTGTAAGAGTCTCTCTATTATTTCTTGGTCTACCAAGTCCATTAGATTGTGACCGGGAAGAAAAACAACATGGTCATATATAGGTTGTTTCTCATTGTCTAGCTGATACTTGTCAGTTATGTTCTCTACAAACTTTTCAAACAAATAATCACCAAGTTCACCACCATCAATTTTTGAAGCGTTGTCAATTATTCTACAGTTTATTTCCCTAGACTGGGTATCAATCCAAACACCTGCGCCTGGAAATTCTGTATATGTGAATTCGCTAAAGTTTGTGTTTTGTACAGAACCCACATCGTAGGATATGGGATATGGGGCTAAAGATCTTAAAGTTTCTTCAAAATCTTCAGCCCATGTGTTGCGTTCTGATCTACGAACATAATCTAAATTCGGATCATTGTCTTCCTTAATTTTTTTATTCATCATCAAAACATCAGCATTTTTAGGCCGGCATTTCCTAAAAATTTCATTCTGTTGTTCACTATTCATAATCTACTCCAATAATGTAATTTACTTTTATTTATTCAGGCAAATCAAAGAAGGTCGTATCATCTACCATATAAGGATTGTCTGCATAAGTATCTGTCATATCCCTTAGCTTTTGAGCAAAAGCGTCCAAATCAGCAATATTGTCAACAGGTGTTACACCCAATCTGACCTGACTATTATATCTTGATACTCTATCATCATATTCTCTCAATGCTTTGAGTCTGTATTTTTTTAAATATACCCATCTTTCTCTAACTCTACGTTCTCTCTGTGCCTGACTTTTAATCTCAATGAGGCCATATTCTCTTTCGTATTCTTCTGTTTCTTCGTTGTACCTTGCAGTTGCAACACCTACCCTATGAGTAATGGTAGGTCTTAGTTCTGAAACTGAAGGAGGAACTTCTACATATTCAGTTCCTAACAAAGAAAAAGAAGTTATCGGATCGGGTAGAGTAGTAGAGGCAAAACGAGCCCTTACTTCTACATCAGACAAAGGAAATTCTAATACCTCCTTTGTTGCACGATTTATTCTCGCATATAACATTTTTATCTCCTAAAAATTATACAGTGAACCATGTTGTAGTTCTACTGGTTTGAGTTGCTGTGTTGCTACTAGTATTTGTTAGCCAGTTGGTTGAAATAGATGTAGCTGTCTGAGTCGTCCTACTTGTCTGAGTCTGATAATCTGTTAACCAGCTAGTTGATCCAAGATTTGTACTTGTTTGCCTTGTGTAATCTGTTTGACCAGGCGCTGTCCAACTAGTAGTAGTTTGCCTAGTTGTGGGTACACTAGTCTGTGTTTGTACCTGGTAATAGCCTGCAATCCAGGTGGTTGTGGTATTTGATTGATATGTCCCAGAAACTGGAACTGGATAACAGGATTGGTAGGTTACATCAGCACAAACCTGTGTGTTAGTATTATAGCACGTTTGACAAGAATAGGGACAGGTGTAATTACAAACGTATTGATATTCGCCAATACAGGTAGTATTTTTAGGTGTTAATCTTGAAGTCTGTACTTGATAAGACGTGGTAGTTTGCTGTTGTGCATATACGTCACAACTCAATGTACAGCTAGCACCGCTACATTGTGGATCGTACGGGTTTTCATAACAGTTTTCATAATTAGTACACCCAAGTGCTTGATGGCAGCCACCCGGTTCAATTACATTAACACACCCTTGGGGAGCCCCCGGACACGGAAATCCAGTGTAAATAGTATTTACCAAAACTTGTGTATTCGTCTGCCTAGAAGCCGATGCTGTATACGAGGTTGTATACTGTGTTTGATAGGTATACTGAATCGAACCAGTTGGATTTCCGCATCCCGAGTGTACACAGTTTTCATATCCTGCAGGATAGGCAGCATTTTGACAATCATCCACACAGGGGCATCCTGTTACCGTTCCGCCACTTACATTATAATATACTGTTTGACAAGTTGCGGGCGCGCACGTTGTTGTTTGTGCGGTATAGCAAGATTGATACGTGACATTACCGCAGACGGTTGATTGATAACTATATGAAACAGAAGTTTGTGTCACCCGGCTATCATACGTAGGAACAGATGTATTCGTTTGAAAAAATGAAGTATAAGACGTCTGAGTTTGTCTACTATAAGGATAATCTGTGTTTGTCTGCCAGATAGTAGATGTTGGCGTCTGAGTTTGACGCAAAGTAATAGTAGGAGTATTTGTCTGCCAGGGCGTGGTAGTATTAGTCTGCCAGGAAGTTGTGGTTATGTATAGGGTCTGCCACGTAGTTATAGTCTGTGTTTGGAAATACGTTTCAGTGGTAGTATTTTTACCAGGCTGCTTTAATAACCATCTTCTTAACATTATTAATCCTTATGATGCGTAAGAACGCCAAGACTGCACGCCAATCCAATTAGTTCCTTGATCGTATGTTTCTAACATAATCAAAGTGCTTCCTGTTGTATTCAGTGTAGGATTTTGTGCTCGATCCCATACAACGCCTGAAGGCCAAGTAATTGTGGGAACGGAAGAAGCTGACCATGTAATGTAAATACTAACAGTGTTTACTGCTCCTGCCATTAGATTAGACACAGTAAATGTGGTGTTACCGTTAATGGTACAAGTTACAATATCTCCTGAGTCTAGGTCAATATTATTAGTGCCATTAATAGTACCGAGGGCTTGCATCTTACCACGAATAGTAGAGTTTATTCGTGTGGAAGTAATGGTAGCAAAAGACGGACTGTCACCAGCCTCATACTTGTCAGTATCAAGGTTTCTGAAGTTATCATCTAACTCTTGGTGAGTTAGAGTGTCATTACCGACTCTATATTCTATGTTAGACATTTTTTATCCCGTAATATAAATATTAGGTTGTTCTTTTTAACTTATTTATAACACCTATGACATATACCAAACAATTATACCAAGGAAAGTTCAGACCTCGTAATCCGGCCAAGTACAAAGGCGATATATCTAATATTATTTATCGTTCGGGTTATGAGTTAAAATTTATGAATTGGTGTGATCTAAATGATTCTGTACAAGAATGGGGAAGTGAAGAAATAGTTATACCCTATCGCTCACCTATAGACAATAGATACCATAGATACTTTGTGGATTTCTATGTCAAGGTAGTTAGTAACAATGTCACTGAAATGTATCTTGTAGAAGTCAAGCCCTATCGTTTTACACAAGAACCTAAGATTCCTAAGAGAAGAACAAAGAGGTTTATACAAGAAGTAAAACAATGGGGTGTCAATTTAGCCAAGTGGGAAGCAGCTGAAGAATTCTGTAAAGACCGTAATTGGAAATTTAAAATTATTACAGAAAAAGAGTTGAACCTATAAAATCATTATAAATAATGGTATGGCTAATCCATTTGAAAATATAAGAGCTGAAGCAGGAGAACAAGACCGTTCATTTAGATGGTATCAAACTGCTGTCCGAAAAATGGCTAACGGTATCGACACTTTCGCTGAAGTGTCTCGTACTGATATAGGTGAATTTACCAGTGTATTAGAACCCGGCAATATGTATATGTTTCAGTACGATCCTAAGTTTAAGGACTCGTTGCCTTATTATGATAGGTTTCCTTTGTGTTTGCCTTTTGATGATATAACAAATGGATTTGCAGGAATAAACTTTCACTATTTACCTTACATGATGAGAGCAAAATTGTTAGGTACTCTTTTAGACTTTACTGACAAAGAATTAACCGAAAAAAGTAAAATAGAAGTTAGTTGGAGTATATTGAAAAACTTTGGTAGATTCCCAGCTGTAAAACCTTCTGTTAAGAAGTATTTGTACAGACACGTTAAAAGTAGGTATGTTAAGATAAATCCTGAACATTGGAAAGCCTCTATATTTTTGCCGACACATGAGTTTGAAAAGACATCAATAGAACAAGTTTTCAGAAACAGCAGAGAAATAATAAATGGCTAAGTCATATACAGGTTTTGAAGATTTCAAAGCCAAAGTTCTATCCAGTATCAGTGTACCTAGATCAGACAGGTTTGAAGCTATATTTTTTGCACCGTCTGCTATTGCCGGAGAGTTTTCTGAATATGGTGCCTCATACAGAGCGGCTGTGCTTTGTGAAGAATTACAGCTACCCGGTATTTCAGCTACCAATTTACCTATAAAGATAGGAGCTTGGACTGAATTTAGAAATCAAAATGTTGAATTTTTAACACAGGACTCAGTTTTTACATTTGTTGAAAATCAAAATTTACAGATAAGAAAATTGTTTGAAAAATGGATAGAAGCTAGCGTAGACCACACTACAAAAGAACTTGCTTATCATAGTGATATTGTAGGTGAAATATTAATTAATGTTTTGGATAGACAAGATAATATAAGGGCTCAGTATAGACTACTAGAAGCAGTCCCAAAACTTATAAGTTTGTCTCCTTTGTCATGGGGAAACACAGGTATAATGAGATGCTCTGTTTCTTTCGCAGCTAAGAAATGGATTAGACTTTATGACGAAGTTGAAACATCACCAAATGACGATTTAAAACAGAAAATAACCAACGATTTTAAACCCGAACCAGATGTTACCGGGAAGCCTGAGTCCATGCCTACGTTTGAAATGAAGCCAGATGTAACTGGAATACCAGGATCCGATCGAGTTTCAAGTGGACAAGCTCGTATTATACCAGATGAATGATTTTATTTAATTAGGAGAAAATTATGGCGTTACCAATTATTGACGCACCTACCTTTGAGTTGAATATCCCAGGTAGAAGCACTACTACAGTATTCAGACCTTTTTTGGTCAAAGAAGATAAACTATTAACACTTGCAGCTGAATCCGGCGAAACCAGTGAAATGGTAAATGCTTGTATACAAGTTGTAAACAATTGTAGTTTAGGAGAAATTGATGCTAAAGAATTAGCAATGTATCAGCTTCAATGGATATTTTTAGAATTAAGAAAAAAATCTATAGGCGAGTTACAAACTTATGTTCTTTCTTGCGGTGGCTGTAAAAATAAAATTAATTATGAAATGAGTGTTAGTGAGTTTGAAATTAAAGGCGACACTGAATCTGACAGAAAAGAAATAAAAGTAAACGAGGATGTAAGTTTGACTGTACGATATCCTAAATGTACTGAACAAGCAGAAATTACTAATATGTCAGACGCTGAAATACTCAGAGTTTGTATGGAAAGTATTACAAACGGAGAAGAAAATATAAACCCTGCTGAAGAATCAGCACAGGAGTTAGATGATTTTATTGACAGCTTACCATTAAGTGTAGTGGAAGAAGCTGAAAAGTTTTTTACAGAAATGCCTTTTCTAGCACATACTATAGAATATACTTGTAAGGCTTGTAGTAAAGAAAACTTTGTTGTCATAAATGGTTATGAACATTTTTTCGCTTAACTCTTTCTCAAGATTCGATTGAAAATTATTACAAAACGAATTTCTTATTGATGCAAGAACATCACTATAGTTTGACAGAGTTAGAAAACATGATGCCTTGGGAAAGAGAAGTGTATATAGGAATGTTGGTTACTCATTTAAAGAAGAAAGCCGAAAAGGCTCGTAATAAAAATAGGTAGAGGAAGCAATGCCAGATTATAGAGTAGAAGGCAAAAACATATTGGATCCCGGGTTCGGTGGATCCAATGTGAGAAATATGGAATCTGGACGCTTTGACAAAGAGCAGTCTCAGAAACTAGTAAAAAATATTAAAGCCGCGTTAGACCCTGAAACAAAAAGGACTAATGAGGCTCTTAGAAAAATTGCTGAGTCTATCGGTAAGAATACCATTGCCTTCCAAGAAGCTGCACAGAATTGGACCGATTCAGATAGGAAAAATGCTAAAAGTTATATAAATGCAGTTGCCCAAAACAAGAAAGGTTTTAAAGCAAGATTACAAAGAGAAAGTTTAGCGGCCGCTGCACCAGACGGTATTGACACCAGCAATGATCTTAAAAACACAGGCATAATTGCTATACCCGATCGCATAAAAAGTATAAGAGAAAAGGGTGTATTTAATTCAGTAAAAGAAGGATTATTCGGAACTAAAGATCCTAACGATCCACAGGCAAAGGCTAAAGGCGGATTTTTTCAGAATCAATTTGGGGCAGGTGCATGGGGATCTTCTGGCTTTCTTGGTTTAGGATCAACCGCTGAAGGAAAAAGGGCCGCTGCTGCTAGACGAGCAGGCGTTGACACGTTAAAAGGACAAGGGCCTAGTCCCGAAAGCTTGGTAATGGAGGCCACGGATGTCCTCTCTGGCAATGCTAAACCTGTAAGTGTAAACGAGGTAAAGGCTAAAAAAGATAAAGAAAAGATAGCAGAGAAAGGAACACAAAAAGTTTCAAACTCTGGAGTAGACAAAGAAACTCCTGCCGAAAGACAATCAGAATTACTTGAAGAAATAAGAGATGAATTGAAAAAATTAAACGCCAGTGCCGAGGGAGGTATGTTCGGTGGCGGTGGTGGCGGTGGCTTCGACCTGCCAGGCTTCGACCTGCCAGACAACAGAAGACCGGGTCCCAGCAAGGGTCTCGCCAAGTGGGGAAGTAGACTTAGATTCCTTGGAAGAAATTCTCCTCTTATTGCTGCAGCAGGATTAGCCGTAAAATCTGGATATGATGCTTATAATAATTATAATGAAGCCGATCAACTTGTGGAATCTGGAGCTGTTAATGAAGAAACAGGACAGATGTTTACAGAACAAGATGAAACTGCAGGAAAAGTAGAAGCAGTTAGTGAAGGTATTGGTGGGGCTGCAGGTGGTGTTGGTGGCGCTTATGCTGGTATGGCGCTCGGCGCCACTATTGGTAGTGTTATACCTGGTGTAGGTACAGTTATTGGCGGGGCAGTCGGTGGTCTGATAGGAGCATTTGCTGGAAACTACTTAGGCGAGAAAGCAGGCCGAGGAATTGGTGATGCTGCAACAACAACATCTGAAGAAGCAGCACTGGATGCGGCTAAAGAAAGCGGCCTTTACAACAAAAACTGGATAGGTCCTAGTGAAGTAAATTTAGAAATACTAAAAGAAACTACCGACACTGAACAATTATATGCTATCTTATCAGATGACGATATTAGTGAAGAACAAAAACTAGCTGTAACAGAACAATTAGACAAAATAGAAAACAATCAAATCTCTGAGGGAGAAACTAACAATACATCAACGTCTATAGAAAGCACTACTGAAAATAATACTACGGCTGAAGCTGTGCCACCAATAATCTCAGGAAGTTCGAACAGGCAGCAGTCGCTGGTCAATCAGGAATTTGGGAACACCACGGCCGGACCTGCAATCAATATACCTACTCCACGTGAAAGAAGCGAAAGGGCCAGAGAATTAGCTGAACAGATGGGAATACCAACTGGCAGTCTTCAATATTCTGGAGGTGCTGTAATTACTTCTATTAATGGTATGCCTGTTCCGGAAGAGCTTTATACTGAAGAAGAAAAAACTATTCTAGGTATACAGGAAACGGCAAGTGATATGATTGAGTCATCTCGCCAGGCTGGAAGCATTGAAGAAATGCAAGGTGGACCTGAGTTAAGTTCAATTGAAAGGTCAGTTCTGCCTA